GACGGGATGATTTTTATGTGCTAGTTTATATATTTTTTCATTGATTACATCTTCAGGATCTAATATTCTTTTTGCCGAACAAAGCATTTGAACTGCTTCTAATAATATTTTACTTACATGTTTATCCATCATAAATTCAGCTATTTCTTTTGGGATAAGGGAGAGAATAAATAAATTCATTTTTGTAACTTGTTATTTTGATAATAGTTTATTTCAATAAGTAATTTAATTATTTATAATAAATAAAAAAGTGTTTCAATTTTTTATTTATTACTTATCCGCCCAGAATTATCCACCCCTTAATCTGAGTACTAAATGTAAGGTGGATTCTTTTTGAATATTGTAATCGTTTAAGGTACGACCATCTTCTAATTGTTTTCCAGCAAAAATAAGTCGTTGTTGATCGGGAGGAATGCCTTCTTTTTCTTGGATTTTTGTTTTTACATTTTCAATTGTATCACTTGGTTCAACATCAATAGTAACAGTTTTTCCTGTTAAGGTTTTTATGAAAACTTGCATGAATTATATTTTATATAGTGAAAATTTTTAAGTGGTTTTCATTATATTATAAACATTTTATAATATTAAATTCTATCTTTTCTTATTTAGACATTTTTCATTTCAAATTTTATGCTGTTAAATTAAGATTAATTTATAAATTACTTAAAAATTATAAAAATATAAATATAGAAAAATTGAAGGGTGTGCGTACTAAGCACTCCCTTTTCAATATTATTTGTTGTATTTTAGTAAAGTATCTCCATAGTATATTTTTCCTTTATTTTATCATTCAATATAATTAACTGTTCATGTAAATCATAATTTTCTGGTAAAACCATTTTTAAATTTAGTCTTTTATTATCTATTCGTTTTTCAAATACTAAATGATATTTATTACGCATAACAGTTAAAGAAACATATGTTGGTAATTCAAATTCATTTTTAACGGGATAAATATTATTTTCTAAATCATCTATTACTTTATTTGCTTGAGCTAATTTTTCAAAAATAGTTACTTTATTTGACTTTGTAGTTGCCCACGGTTTATCTAATTTTGGATGCTTTTCTATTTTAAAAAATTCTCTTTCCTTTGTATGTTCTTTATCTAACCATTCTTGGTAATATACTACATATTTTTTCATCATATCTTGTGTTATTCCATTAGGTAATTCTTTTGCGTTATGTTTTCTTTCTCTTTTTGTACCATCTTTAATTCCTTTTGAATTTTGTTCTTGTTCTTTCCTTGTAGCAATTCTTAGGTTATCCCAAGTATTATTTAATGGATCTTGATCAATATGATCTACACTAGTATTTAAAGTCCCCTTACCATTACTATGACATCCTGTAATTATCTGGTGAATGTATAAATTTATATTAGTCATTATATAACCATTTTGATGTTTATACCAAGTTAATTTTTTGTTATTGTTAAAATTATTTTCAAAATCTATTATTTTTTGATAACTAACTGGACAAAGTTTACATAGCGTATTTTTTTCGCAATACATTAATAAAATTTCTTTATTATTTTCTTTTATTTTCCATATAGGATTTTTCATTATGTTTGCGTCTTGTCCTAATTTTAAGTAATGACCTGGAATATAATTTATTATATCGTACTTTTCTTCAATAAATTTATGATAAAAATGATAAATTTCTACGTTTTCCCTTCTTAAATCATATTGATTGTTATTTTTAAATTTATAATAAACTGATTCGCTGTTATAATTAAATATAAAGTCTAAATAATCAAAACGTTTATAATTATAAGAATAAGATGGATATATATCATTTTGATTATAAAATAAAAATTTTTTATTAAAATTAATTATTCTGTCTTTATCATGTAAGTCAACAAGATATATATTATTATTATAATTAATAGTTCCACATATTAATTTCTCATGTGTTGAATAAATTGGTTTTATTTCAACATTGTTTTTGATAGAAAGTGAATTTTCCATATTATATAAAATATAATATGGATTTATTTAAGTAGTTTGAAAATAAAATAATATATAAATAAATTTGATAATAATACCCAACCCGCTCAATTGGAATATGCTAACCCCCCCATACCGGACATAATTCTTAACACGTTATAATTTGTTGCGTAAACTCTGACTTTGGCAGTTTTTGTTCCTTCAACTGTTGCGTTTGAAAGCACCAACTGTAATGTGGCGTTATCAATTCTGGAGAAGTTACATGTTCCTGATGGTTGATGCTCTTCTGGTCTCAAAGCAAAAGAATACACGTTAATTCCTTCATCAGGGTTTCTGGTGTGAGCTTGGTAAGGTTGGACCCAAGAGAAGTAGGAACCTTCGCGCTCAGAGAAACGATCTTGTCCATTTAGTTGAAGTTTGGCAGTAACAACAGGATTCATTCCCCAACAATGCATGTCAAGAGATGTTTCAGTTAGAACGAATGTACCGGCATCAGAAACTCCGGAGTTTGCGTTGTGGTTTCCAGTGTCAATTGTACTAATTACACCATTAGCAGTTCCGTCGTACAATGGGTTTAGATTAGGAGGACCTCCAAAGTTTGGTTCGTTGTATGGGTTACTAGCACCGTGCCAGTATCCAGTGAAATTTTCAGGGATGTAAGCATCCAAAGCTCCAGCATCATTGAAAAGACCAGCAGCATCAAGGTAAGCTCTACTGTCACCAGCAACTTCCTTTGGTCCACCAAAAGCATGGATAGCGTTTGGAAGGGCATCAATGGCATCAGTGTAGTTGAATGGTTGAGCACCAAGAACTTTGAATAGAAGAGCATCACAAACAAGGGAGGAACAGTAGTCAACGTTTTGATCAGGTTGAACAACCCAAATCAATTCTTTAACAGGATGGTTAAAGTTCAATTTGATTTTGTTACTGGAAGAACCAACGGATTCGTCACCTGTGAATTGTAGTTGTGTAATCAAATATTCGTGAGGGTTTTGTGCCATTCTTCGGCGTTCATCAGTGTCCAAAAACACATAATCAACGTAAAGAGAAGCAGCAACTAGAGATTGATTGTAAGCAATCACGGCAGGAACAGGGCGTCCGGTAGTGAATTGTCCTGCTGTTGTTCCATTTGAGTTACAACTTAGAGTAGTAACAGCCCATAGACATTCATCAATAGGACGGATATCTAGATTGATTTTAACTTCGTGGTATTGAAGGGCGATCAAAGGAAGGGCTAATCCTGGGTTGGTACAGAACCAGAATTGAAGAGGGATATAAAGAGTTGTTTCAGGAAGAGCGTTTCTAGGAGCACAAACTTGACGAGGAGCCAAAGAGTCACAAGGACCATCGACTTCAGAGAAAGAAGGATCAGTGATAAATGTAAGTTGGGTTGTGTTACCAATCATCTTCCAGTAACCTCTTTGTTGTTCAGAGGTCATGGTAAGTTGGTTCCAGATGTGCATCCAGTCACCATATTGTCTATCAATTCTTTGTCCACCAATTTCAACTTCCACTTGGGCAATAAGTTGTTCTCCAGGATAATCTAGCCATCTAGCATAAACTCCGTTTCCAAAACCTTCCACATAGGAACTGACACCCATAAGTTGGTTAATTTCAGGAAGTGTAACTTGAAGATAAGTGCGAGAAGCAAGATCTCCGTTTCTACTGATGGTACATTGAACTCTTCGTCCAAAATCAGCTTGTCCATTGAATGTTTGTTCAATAGATTCAATAGCAAAGTTAGTGTATCTGCGGTATGTGACTTTCCAGAAAGTAATTTGAGGATTACCTGTACATTTCCTCTACCTTATCTTTCAATAAGGATTAGACTATATCTTATGATGAATTTATTTTTTGTTCCACTAGAATTAAATTAATATTAAACTCATCCGAAAACCATTTAGTCGTTGAACCTTCTTCTTTGAATTTTTCTAATTTTTGTAAAATATTATTAACTTGGTTAAGGTCTATTTCTTTTTTGGAAGAATTATAATTAATACTAACAGGTATTAAATTAGACCAATTCCAACATTGTAATTTTTCTTTTTCATCTGTTAAATCAAATTTAGAAATAGGAATAATATGATCAATCGACCAATAAGAACCATAATTTGACCAATCCATTTCTAAAGAAAAATTAAATGTGAACCATTCTCTTAAATAAATAATATTACAACCAATGTAGTTCATAGTAGAATTATTTTTTTTAGTCATAACTTTTCTTAAACGTGAAGCTAATGATTTTTTTATTATATAATTCATATTACAAACAGATTCTTTTTTACACCACTCATTTTTTTGTTCAGTTAAAAATTTTGGATAACAAGAAATACAAATTTTTTTTTTATAAAAATTCTTTAATTTAGCAAAATCTTTTAATGCTTTTTCTTGAAAACATTTTTCACATTTTGACATAAAATTTTCATTTTTTTGTTGTCTTTTATTTTTTTTTCTTATTTTATCCAATTCATTTAAACATTTTTTACATGTAATTGAAAATGAGTTTTGACTATTAGTGTATTTTCTAAAATCAGTTACTGGTTGTG